CGCCTAAGGGTATTCCCCTAAAGCGAGCGCAAGCAGCGACGACGCAAGAGAAAATCACAGTCTGTAAGGGAAACGTATAACCGTTGCCCATACTAGATACCATGAAAAGCTCCTGTGTCCCCACGTTGGGTATCTGAGTCTCTCTACAACGTAAGAACTCTAACCACCTAACAAAGTCAGGCGGAAAAGCATCACGAAGCATCAAGACGGAGATACTATCTGATGCACTAGATAAATCTAGTGTAACAAGATCGTCCGTTATGGAACCAAGGCGGGCAAGATCTCTATTCTTAAACTGTTGATCAGACAGGGAGATGCCAAATCTCTCGTCTAATCGACGTTCGAGGTGATAGCCTAAACCAAGCTGAAAATATGTATTCAGAGTTGGTTCAGTGCAGATACACCTAGAGATCTTATCATTCTTGGGTACAAAACTAAGGCGACTGCCACTTACTATTCTCGCTGCCCCATAGTTAGCAGCGCGGATGTTCTCCGCGTTTGCCCATTCTGGGAAGTTAGAGGTATAGCGTCTGTACCATTCGTACAGTGAGCTCGAAGTACCGGTTAAGGGAGAGGAGAAAAACTTCGTATAGAAGTCGCCTCCTCGAGCACCGATATTTGCACCCGGACCAATCCTAGATTTCTCTAGTATTTGGTACGGATGATCTATTAGTGGGTACCCTTTTCTATTCCAGAAGTCATAAATGGCCGCTTTAAAGCCATTATATAACATCTCGGTATAAGAGTCCATGATTAGATCCCCATAGGATAAACCTAAAAGGGGAAAGTCACCAAGGGCCCTCGGTATATGCCAATCCTTACATTTTTGGTTAGATGCGAGGAATTTACGAAGAGCAGCTGAATCAGCCTCTTCAGAATTATCATATTGCCATTTTTTGACAATTGAGTTCCGAAGACTGAAAGCAGCAGCTTCTCGTATGGTCATATCTGGTAGAAGAGTATCGAACTTCTCGAGACCCTGATCTAACAGGTCAAGCTCTAGCAGTTGGACTACCTCTTCAGGCTGGATTGCCATAAAGATAAGCTCCGGTTTCATACAGCCATTAGAACAATGCTTACTATAGAACGATGAATCTTATGAAGATAAGATCCAGGTTCCTAAATAGTGTAGCATTTCGTCGCGCTCCTCGCGAGAGAAGATCGACGAGAACACGCACAACAGAACGAGAAGAACTGTTGCGCATATACGTTTCAGACAACACCGGTCAAGAGGGTGTCGGCCAGGTCGGCAGATTCTTCATTAAGAATGCCAACCAGGAACGAAACCATTGCCCGGATCTCGTCTGGGTTGTATGAATCCATTCCCGCCGGCACGTCGATTGTCAAACGACAAACGGCAGTGACGGGAACATCAGCAGAAGCATAACCACCCTTTCGGATGATGAGCTTATACTGATTATTGGGAACGGCGCCACGAAGTCCAGTTATGGGGTTCGCAGCCGGCAGAGATTTAATCTGCGCCGGCTTGTAGAACGTAGCCGTAAAGGGCTTCGAGACAGTGTTTGCTGTAGCAGATCCCTGCGTGCCACCTAAGGCACTAACAGTCTTCTGTTTCGCATTCACCACAGGAGCGGTATCATCCACCAACGTGTAAGTTGGTGAAGTCAATCCAGTTACTGTACCACCGGTAGTAGAACTATCGGGAGACCACGTCATGAAAGGACTCCAAGGAACGGGGTTAAGTCATACGCGATATGATCGAGTACGACGAGAAGTATCAGAATGTTGAAGAGCCAACGCTGCAATATTCAGCCACTTGGTCGAAAGGCCAGGTATCTGAAATTGAAGTGAAGGTACAAGACCGGAATAGCTCGGAAAGCCATTCCGACTCTTCGTAAATCTGACGAATTTGAACGGTGTCCCAAACTCGATATAGTGCTCTTTAATGATCCATGGGGGACTAGTGGGTCCGTTGTACGAAATTAAGGCTGGTGAGATCTCCACCTCGGAGGTTCTCATTTCACCATAATTAAGCCATCGAATCACACTAGTATTCAAGGACCAAGCACTAATGACTGCTCCGAGATTAACGAAGTAGTCTGCAAGGAAGGAGAATGGTATTAACTCATAAAGAGTAGGAACAAACTCGTCGAGCTTGATCCCAAATTCATGAGCCAAAGATCCAACACCCTGGTTAGAAATACTAACCTGGCCATAGATCTTATAACCATAAGTCTTACGCTGTATTGGCATAAGACTAACTGTATGTCCAGCGATAGTCTGTATTTGAGCCGTCGAAGGATTCTTTTCCTCAGATTGGCTCTTTGCAGATACGAAGACAGTCGGAGGTCGACCAACATAGAGACGGGCGATGGCACGCATGCCATCGTCAATATCATTTATGAAGGGCTTCCAACCGAATACATACTCCAACCACCTCGAGCTAATGGAGCGTAAAAGACCGGAGGGTGTAAGATTACGCGGCTTCATCATTTTAAGGATGTCGCCGAAATAACCTTGAACACCACGGTAGATTACCCGTCCAGCACCATTTACCATTCGGACAGTCTCGCCTATCTCACCAAGACTAACTTGCCCTTGAAGGCTAGTTTGGGCTTGGCGTATATGCTTAACAATGTC